CATAGAAATATTCGTCGTTGGTCTTAATTCCTCTTTTATTCTCAACAGTATATATAGTCGTGTCAATTATATATCCTGGGTTTCCGGCAATTCTAGTTGTCATGAATGCGTCATCATACCAAATGACCCTATTGTTGGGATAAGCATAGTAATTTCCCGTTTCAACCTTGAATAAATGAGCACACTTATGCTCTGGGGTTTCTGAGAAATTACAATCCAGAATATTCTTGTTCTCCCAAGACCAATCAAGGGTGAACATATATGTTCCGTGAACCCTCTTTCCATCGGGTCTAAGAAGTTCTGCCCTGAGGTTTGCAAGTCTTGCCCTCTTTTGAACATCAATGTATGGAGAAAAACAATCCCAATAGACTATTTGTTCCAATGGTTCAATTGGAGCATCCTTGTTCCAGCAAAGTGCATGGAGAGGTCTCCTGGTCCAGTTCACACCATTATCAAGAAATACCTCAAACAACGGTACTCTCTTTTCAATGGAGGCAACAGAGTGAACATCGCATACAGTGACCTCACCCTGTCCCTTTTCGTGATTGAATAAAAATTCATTTCGAATAAAACAACTCCAATCTGGCAAATTATGATTTAAATAAGACATTACAAATCCTTTTCAAAATTATAGCTCACATCCCCCAGCCACACAGGCCAATTCCTGACTTGATGTTGTCTGATCTGTTATTTCATATTTAGAAAGCTGAGACCAGTCAACATTTTGGGGCATTTTTTCCTTAAGTAATTCATATTCTTCCTTTGTGCAGTCCTGGAATGGTGCTTGCTTGTATATATGGTCACTATAGGGGAGGAACGACACACCGGAAATCTCGTCAAAGTGATTCCAGACCCAAGCACCCACCTCTGGCCACTCATGTTCTTTGACAGAAACAGTGATGGACGGTTTGTGCTCACACCAATGTCTCTGGTATTTAAGCCACAGTTCTAGTTGTTCGATAGCCGTCATATCCTTACGACAAACAGCACCTTCTGGTGACTTCATTGGAAACGAGAAAACATGTGTATGAAGAGGTTTGGTTACATCATCCTCAACTGGAAATCCTGCCTCGACCATCATTTTTGCTAGTGGGTCTTTTTTGTCGGCTCTGACTGTGCGTATATAATAAGGAGAATGACGGGCGTGAATACCAGAAGCAGAATCAACCAAAGAAGAAACAGTGCCAGAAGGCTTAACGCAAGTAATAGCAGCACTGGCAGGGATACCAAGAACAGAAGCAAATTCCCTATTGACCTTGACACACTCATCACGGAGTTCTTCAAGTACCTTTTCCAGATTTCCAGATTTTCCGTTTGTAATTTCATTATCCATGATTCCTGTAAGAGACACACCCAGAAGTCTTTCCTCTTCACAATTCTCCTTCCACTTCTTGGATATGAATTTGAAATTTGTCAATGTGGATTGGAAGGTTCCTAGAATAGTAGCAAGACGAACTTTTTTCTTTAGGTCTTCAACTGTGTCTGTTGATCTGACCACAACCTCCGTCAAATTACAGAACTCTCTGTTACGGAGAATAATTTCTGAACACGGATTGGTGCCAAAGTCATAATCCGAATCACGTCTTCCGAATTTCTCTGCCTGCTTTTTGGATGCAACACGAGAAAAAATTCCTCGTTCACCAGACTTACTCTCATAAAGAGATAGCCATTCCTTCATGAAGATGCCAACATCAATATCATCCTTTGCCACAAAAGAATTGTTTGCAAGGGCGCGTTGAACATTGTCCTCCCACCATGCACCAGATTTAGCCATTCTCATACGGTCATCAGACAGATCGCTGATAGAAATAAGAGCACTGCGACGAACACCGCCAACCACAACGATTTCTGCAATCTTACATACAATGTCATGACACTCCAATGTTGTTAATCGTCTTCCTGCTGCCTTCTTGAATGTATCTACACAGAAATTGAAAAGAGAGACAAGTGGATCGGGTCCAGAGGCTCTACCTCCAAATGTCTTCAATGGTGCACCTGCTGGCCTCACCTTTGATACGTCCCACCTTGGAATCTGTCCAGCATACAGAAGATGAATAAGCTCCTTGAGAGCCTTGGCCCACCCAAGTTTACTATCAGCAACCTGAATAGTTGTATCTGTTGTATGGAATTCTTCTTCTACTCTGGGAAGCTGCTCCACATACTTCGACTCAACAGAAAATCCTACACCAGTTCCATTCATGAGGATGTGTAGGATTTCATCAAAGGCTCTGGGTGAATCGATTGCAACATATGCACAGTTATATCCAGCAATTGAATCTCGTTTGAGGGCTTCTCTGCTGTCATCAGAGCACGCATGGATGGCATAACCTCCAATGCAATAACAGCATTCTGAAGTTCTGATCGAAGTTCTTTTGGGAGAGAGTATTGAGTGTCAGTATTTTCCTTCAGATGTTCTTCGAAGAAGTTGAAATATCGGTCCACGGTTTCTCCCATGGTTTCTCGCCTCTTCTTTTCTGGCAACCACCTAGAGTATCTTGAAAGATGAATGTAGTATTGAAATAGTGTTGGAAAATAGTTGTCTGACATCGTTACTCTCTCTCCTTATTATTGTTTTCCCATGGTGGAACCATACGCATGAGTTTTTTTAGGTTTTCTTTTGGTGATGGGGGATTTTCCAGAAGCTCAACAAATTCGTCCCAATATTCTGCTGGTAGGACAAAATTTGTCTTGTCTAGAATATCAATCGGCTCATCTTCCTCTTCCATATTCAAACACCTCTATTTGAACCACTGAATAATTCTTGTAGACAGCTTGGATTCGTATTTTTCATTCACCTGCTTAAGTGAGGTTTCCACAGCCTTCTCCAAGGTTTTGATTTCTTCTGTCTCGTCAAACCTGAGATCGTCAAGGAAGGGAAATTCCCTACACAGAATTGCCCAGGCTTCTTTAGCAATTTCTTGATGCTCTTTCTGTGTACCATTTCCCATGCGAAGCTGACAGTAGTGAATCCATTGTCGGAGACTACCGTTCATGTACATTCGACTGTTTGTAATTCCTTCTGGAAGAATGGCTCTTGCTTGTTCTTTGGCGATACCGTTTTCAATCGCCCACTTGTATCCAAGTTTCAGTTCATGGAGAAGCTGCTGCTGTTTTGCGATCCAAGTTTTTTTCAATAGCTCGTCTTCTGTCTCTACAGAGTTCTGACGATTTTTTTTATCTTGGAGTCTGGCTTCTCGAATAGTAAATCCTAGCTGTTCTGGATCAGCATACCGTTGACTAAATTCTTGAAACTGGAATGAGCGGTGCCTGAGAATCTGCCTGCCAATGTCACGTGTTGTATTTATCTCCAGTACGACGTTCACCATTTCAAAGACTTACCAATGCTGGTTTCTGATGCAATATCGAAGAAGCTTAGATGCTGTTTCTGTGTTTGTCTGGTTCGATGGATTAGAGACCCTGGCACAGTATGCAATCAAGTCTTCTGCCGTTTCTATTCCCTCGATTGTAGGCTTTGATACTGCGACAAGTTTGACGTTTCCACTAACATTTTCACTCATTGATCTTTTCTCCAATGTTCAAATTGTAACTGTGCCTTGAGTCCTTCATAGGTGTGCGTGTATATAGTGCTCCTAACATCAAGGGAATCAAGTATCATATCATTGATATCCTTTTTGTCAACACTATTCGGCCAGATACACACTTTGTGGCCAGACAAAATTGCTCGTCTAACTTGCCTACAAACTTCTTTGTTTCTCGGTTGATTGTCAAAAATAAACACATAATCATACTGCTCTCCCAGCATGGAGACAACAGATGTTAGATTTGTGTCCATGGTTGCAATGCAGTTGTCAAGAAACATGCTGTCGAAAGGTCCTTCCACGACATAGATGGTCTTTGTGAAGTCAATTCGATCACTACCGTACAGTTTTTCAAAGTCGGGACCAGACTTGATAAGAAGATATCTGATAGAATCTTCCAATAGTCCTCTGCTTTGGACACCTTGAAGTTCTCCCTCTCTGTTGTAAAAAGGAAGAACGATTCGAGAATCATTTGCTCTCAACTTTTTTCCATGGTTTGGAAAGGTAGTATCACAGAAGGAACGGAAGTCATCAGCATAGTAAATTCTATTCCAGTGTGATTGAGGAATTTTTCTCTGCGTGATGTATTTTCTTGCTGAATGTGTCTCCGCCAGATCG